GAAGATACATGCAAAAAATATGCGAAAAGTATTTTTGATGAAAAAAGTTCATTATATGCCTTTGTTAAGGCAAGAAGCAGCAATCATACAAATTGGAGATATTCTAGAGATACGTCCAATTGTAACGAATTACAAAAAGCGAGGAATAAGGAATGAAAGTAGTAATTACCGTGTCAGATGAAATGTATAAAGCTATTAAGAATAGTACTAAACCACTGTATTACGTTGAGCATTTGATTAAAGAGGGTACACCTCTTCCAAAAGGACATGGAAATCTAAAAGATGAATTAGACCTTGATTTATCTTCTCCAAGTTTAGGTACAGATGAATATGTAGGTGATTTGATGGCAAAACATAATATTGATTATGTGAATGGCGATGATGAAGATAAGGTCAGGGCATTTGCGTTAGATTTGATAGATAGTTGTATGAATGTGATTGAAACAGCACCAACAATCATTGAAGCAGATAAGGAGTTATAAAAATATGTACAGCATAGTGTTGAAAGATGGAAAGATTATAAATGTTAACGCTGACAGTTCAGATTGGTTTAATGAATCTAGGACATTAATTCTACATAATGGCGAAGTTACAGTTGGAATATTTAACATAGACAACATAGCCGGTTTTACAAAATCAGATTATATGGCAGAAAGCGAAGATAAGGAATGATAAAGAAATTGATTAAGTGGTTTAAAAGGAATCCTTGTAAAGAGTGCGAGTTCTACCACTCAAAAGACAATGTTTGTCAATCAAAAAAAGTTGCAACTTGTGGGTGTCATCCGCATGTTGATTGGTTTGACAGACATCTTTGCCAACCATACGAGCCAGAAAGCGAGGATAAGGAATAATGAAACAAGAATGGAACAAGGCAATAGCTATTCATTACGGCACTAATGATAGGGTTAGACTGTTGATGGAAGAATGTGGTGAACTTGTACAAGCCAGTAACAAGATTCTAAGATACCCTGATAGTCATAAAGCATGGGTTAATTTGCTAGAAGAAATGGTTGATGTATCAATTATGATTGCACAGGTACGTGCGTTATTCAATTACGGTGAACCTGAATGGAACTACATGGAGCAGTACAAGATTAATCGTTGCAAGAAAAGATTCATGGAAGATAAGTATTATGCTAATAGAACAAAGGGCAAATGGTGGACTGCTCAAACCGATAATACTGCAGAAATGGAGGAATAAGGAATGAATAGGACATTAACGATAACTTATGAGAAATCAAACGAAGATATACCTGTATTGTGCGTTATAGAAAGTAATATATTTTCTAACTCAGTTATAAGGATGTTTACAGGCGAGAAGGCGGAACAACTTTATAAAGAATTAACAGGGCAGAATGTAATTGTCAAAGTAAAAAGCGAGAAAAATGAAGAATAGGTAGAAAGAGGTATTTCTAGATGGATAAAATTAAATTTATACCATTAACTTATATCAGCGGTGCAAAGACATACACTAAAGTGGACACTATTGTACAGTTACTAGAAGATGAAGATAAAACTTATGTGTACACCATAAATGATGAAAGACCTATGATGGTAAAAGAAAGTATGGATAATATCGTCAGATGGATAGAAGCAAACTATAAAGAAAAAAGTTGCGATGTACTCGACAAGATAATAGCCGAGATTGAACAAAGCTACTGTACGGTAAATAATGATTATGATCGTGGACGCAATTATGGTTTATACATGGCAACACAGATTATCGATAAGTACAAGACAGAAAGCGAGGATAAGAAATGAATGATAAAGTTGGAGTAGGAACTTTAATTATTATCGTGTTAATTGCATTGGCTATTGATGTACTGTTAGTGATTGGCTTTATTTGGGGCATTAATTTCTTAGGCATTGCTCACATCGCTATCACACCAAAGAGCGTTGCTGCAGTTACTATTATCTTAATTATTATTAGCGCTCTTGTTGGTGGATCTAGGAGCTAGCACATGAATATAAAAAGCAGGAATAGAACAAGAGTAATATCAAATGTGATGTGTTAAAATAAGTGTAGTGTTGGAGGTAGCAACGAGATGGAATTTAATAATAAAAAAGAGATGAGAAGATATCTTAAAAGTTACAAATGGTACTATGACAGACTCGAAGATTTAGAGTCTAGATGTTTGCCTCAGTCACCAGCGTTAAGCAATGAGGCACATGGTACAGCATCTCGTTCTAAGTCTTCTATCTTATTACGAGACTTAGCTAAGAAAGAAGAACTGATTAAAGCAATGAAAGAGATATCAGATTTTATTAAACAAATAGATGATGATGTATTCTCATACACAGTTATAGATGAATACTTCACTGAGTTTAAGACACATGAAGATATTGCTAATGTACATGATCTATCTCTTAGCAGTATTCAAAAGTATTATGACAGAGGCATGCGTAAGCTATTCAAACTATCGAAGAAACAATAGGTAAAAAATATAATAAAATGTGAAATAAATGTTGGTTATTTGTTGGATATTTGCTAAACATTTACATATATTACATGGCTATAATAGTAGTATGAGAGAAGCGCTAAACAAAGGCGCTTTTTATTTTGCTTGAAAGGATATGATGTAACAATGCTTAAAAGCTGCAGCTACTGTGGACGTATACATGATGAGCGTTATGTATGCGACAAGAAGCCTAAGAGAATATACAGTAGGTATTCACAGGAGACAGTAGCACGCAAGACAAGACGTGCACACAGGTGGACTGAGATGAGTAAGCGTATACGTACAAGAGATAAGGGTATAGACCAAGCGGCAATACATGGGCTTGATGGTAAACCTTACATCCAAACAAGAGATCTTGAAGTGCATCATATCATACCTATTCATGAGGATAGCGAGCGAGCGTATGATCCATACAATCTAATCACATTAAGCAAGCAGACTCATGAGAAAGCTGAACGAGGTGAGATATCAAGAGAAGCACTGTTAGCTATAGCAAAAGCCAATACTGATGGTACAAAGATAGATTAATCCCCCCTACATTAGGGGCATGACAAGGCGATTTTTACGCGAGACCACAGCCCCACTTTTATTTCTGAATTTTTCCCTTTTGGGAGATTTGAGGACTCGAAAATTTAACTTCAAGCATGAATATCAAAGCAATGAAAGGAGATGATGATTATGGCAAAGAGAGCAACTCACGTAAGTGAGACGAGAAAGCACTTAACTAAAGCCGAGAAGAAAGCACGAAGCAAGGCTGAGAAGAAGCTGCAGGGTGACTCTGATAACATAGTACCAGACGAGCCATTAACCGAAGCACAGTTGGATATCTTTAAGAAGACTGCGAGTGAACTCTTGGAGAGAGGCATAGCTAGTAATCTAGATGCTCCTGTTATTACTCAGTATTCAAGATGTTATGATCGCTTAAATCAAATTGAGAGATATTTGGATGAAAACAAAGATGCTTTATTTGATAACAAGCTTATGACAATACAGGATAAAGTGTATAAGCAGTACATCAAGTATTGCAGTGAGTTGTGCTTAACACCTCAGTCACGTGCTAAGATGTCAACAACAGCCACACCTAATGAAGAAGTAGATCCATTAGCAAGCTTGCTAAGTGATTTTGATGGCTAGACGCAAGAAACACCAAGCCATTAAATATGCTGAAAAAGTAATAAAAGGCAAAGTAGAAGCGCCAAAGTATGTAATTAAGCAGTGTGATGAGTTTTTAAAAGATGTCAAAGAAAAAGGTAAATACTGCATTAACTGGAAAACTGTTGACAAGATAGATACGATATTAAAGCTGATGATCATGCCAAAAGGGTTAAAAGCCGGAGAAAGCATGTATGATTGCACAGAAGATTATCAGTGGATCTTGTATGTGGCAACATTGGCAACGGTTTACAAAGACAATAAGAATAAAAGGAGATATCAGACAGGGCTTCTAGAAATCGCACGTAAAAACTATAAAACGTTCACGGTGGGTATAATATTTATTCTCCTTTTCATTATCGAGCCGCCGTTAAGCAAGTTTTACAGCGTTGCGCCAGATGGAAGTCTATCACGTGAAGTAAAAGAAGCGATTAATGACATATTAAAAATGTCTCCGCTTCTTTTTGCTTTTAAAGGCATGGAAAGATGGAAGATTTTAAGAGATTCTATCGAATTTAAACCGAATGGTAGCAAGTATTTTCCACTTAATTACAGTAATTCACGCATGGATGGACGTTTACCAAACGTATTTCTTGCTGATGAAGTAGGAGCACTGCCTAATAGTTACGCAGTCGAGGCTATGCGAAGCGGTCAGTTAAACATCTTAAATAAGCTAGGTTTCATTATTTCTACGAAGTATCCAACAATTGACAACCCTTTCGAAGCCGAAGTGGACTATGCCAAAAAGATTCTTGATGGACAAATAGAAGATGATACCTATTTTTCGCTTCTGTATGAGCCAGACAATCCAAAGGACTGGTCAAGCAAGAAAGTAAGCGAATGGAGAAAAGTCTTAAAACAGGCTAATCCTGTGGCTTTAAACAGTAAAGAAATTTGGGATGATTTAGTAAGACGTAGAAAACGAGCTTTAGAAATGCCTAGTGCACGTGAAAACTTTCTAACTAAACACTGCAACATTATTTATCAGGGCCTAGGCACTGAAACCTATATAGATGTAAATAGCGTTATAGAGTGCCGTACAGGTCCAATCGACTGGACAGGTATTGATGTTTATGTTGGAGTCGATTTGTCGATGACAAACGATAATACAAGCGTATCGATAGCTGGAATGGATGAATACGGAAACATATTGGCGGAAAGTTGGGGATTTATACCAGATGGCCGTATCGACGAGAAATCGCAAGCCGAGAGAATCGACTATAGA